CCAGCGTAGGATACATTGATGCAGCTACAGGAGAATTCCAAACAGTTGCACTTAATGAAGGTCAACGAGATACACTTTACGATTTAAAAATCAATCCGATTCCATTCTTCGTAGGTGTAGGTCATGTTGCATACGGTCAAAAAACTCGTGCAAGAAACGCTTCTGCACTAGACAGAATCAATGTAGCACGTTTAGTAGTGTATCTACGTAGCCAGTTGAACAAATTAGCTCGTCCATACATATTTGAACCAAACGACAAAATCACTAGAGATGAAATCAAACAGGCCTGTGAGAGTTTATTACTCGAATTGGTAAGTTTGAGAGCATTATACGACTTTGCTGTTGTTTGTGATGAGTCTAACAATACCGATTCTAGAATCGATCGCAATGAACTATGGGTAGACATTGCTATTGAACCAGTTAAGGCTGTTGAATTCATCTACATCCCACTGCGTATCAAGAATACTGGTGAGATTTAATAGATAAATACAATATCGGAGCATAGAATATGGCAATCACAACATTAAACAATATGTCAATTCAGACTGCAGGTCCTGGTAGTAACCAGGGTCTGCTAATGCCTAAGCTGAAATATCGCTTTAGAGTATTATTTCTGGGATTTGGCACAACAGCAAGTACTGAATTAACTAAGCAAGTAGTAGACATAAGTCGTCCAAAGGTAGGATTTGAAGAAATCGAATTACCTGTGTATAACTCGAAAGTCTATATGGCAGGAAAGTATACGCTGGAACCTGTTACAATCAACGTCAGAGATGATGCAAGCAATAACGTTATCAAGTTGGTTGGTCAGCAGATCCAGAAACAGTTTGACTTCTTTGAACAGTCTTCGGCACGCTCTGGTATCGACTATAAATTTACAACTAAAGTTGAAATTTTAGACGGTGGCAACGGAGCCAACGAACCTTCTATTTTAGAAACTTTTGAACTGTACGGATGCTTCTTACAAAATGCAGATTACGGTGATCTAAATTATGGTACCAATGAAGCTGCACAGATCGCATTAACTATCCGCTTTGATAATTTAATCCAAACACCAAGAGGAACAGGTGTAGGAACAGCAATAGCAAGACAAACAGCTACCGCAGCAGCCACCGGCGGTTCGCAGATATTTACTTTATAAAATATCTAAATCAGCAAAAGCCCGGAGATTCCGGGCTTTTTTTATGACATAAATATTGTATGGCTAATAAATTCATAAGATATCTCACAGGCGACGGTCCAAATAATTTCGCAGGAAATTTTGTTAACGGCCTCTTGGCTCCAAAAGGAATAATGGGCAACTGGCAACACGCCACTCGAATATTCATTGACAATACGTTTAGACTTAGCCCTCGAACAAAATTCTTATTTTATGTGCAATTTGAAATAGACAAAACAAGTTTTCAAGCACCAGCGTTTACTAACCGACACACTGAAGAATTAGGAGTACTGGTAAAATCTGCCGATCTTCCTAAGTTTAATTTTGATACAGAAACTAAAAATCAATATAATAGAAAAAAATTATTATACAAACAAATTAATTACGAGCCAGTTAACATAACATTCCACGACGACACTCAAGGAATAGTAAATGCATTATGGGCCATATACTACGGAACATACGTACAAGATAGACACAATCCTCAATCCGCTTATTCAGCCCTACACTATAGGCCTTCTGGCGCCGAGTCTCTAGACAATTTTAGATATGGATTAGATGCTAATAAATCCAGTGATATCTTTAAATCTATCAGTATCTATACTATGAGTCGAAGTAGGTTTAACGGTTATACACTGGTAAACCCTAGAATAAAAAGCTGGAGTCATGGTAATGTAGATTATGCAGCGACCGAAACATTAGACAGCACTATGAATCTAGAATATGAAGCTGTTTACTATACGCACGGTACAGTCAGCGAAGGTAGTCCTAAAGGATTTGCTACATTGCACTATGACAAGTTACCATCACCATTAACTGTTGCCGGTGGCGGTACTGCTACCCTCACAGGCGGCGGAGGAGTACTAGCTGGTTTAGAATCTGTGTTTGGAGCTGTTGGCAGCGGAAAAGCATTTGGAAGTTTTGGTGGTTTTTTAGGCACCGCCATAGCAGGCATAAACACTGCAAAGAATATTGGTCAACTTAGCAAAGAAGGTTTAAAACAAGAAGCTATTAATATTATCAGTTCTCCTCAAGGACTCAGTACCATAGGAGGAGTGATAGGTGCAGTATTTCCTAAAAATCAAACCAGTAATTCTACTACGGAAGCATCACAAAAAAGTCTAACTAGCACACCACCAACAATATGACTGAAAGAACTATTAAAACTAACCTACCAATACCTAATGTATCAGATAGTGCAGAAGCAACTAAATTATTTTTTGATACATACGGGCAGCAACCGTTAGAGTTTTTGTCAGCGGAAGTAGATGCCGCTATCGGATTTTTTGAATCCAGGGGATTTGATAAAGACGCTGGTACTGTTTCGGCAGCAGTTTTATTAAAACAAGCCAAACTAGACGGAATACCTATATTCAAATTGTTGGATCAAATGAAAACCTTGACAGGAACTCAGATCAATATCCTAGTAGGTGAAATTTTGAACAACAACAGAACAATAACATCAACCTTAGGTTTTAAAACTTCCCAGGTAGTTAAAGAATCTCAGGTAAGAAACATTTCAGCCTAATGTCAAAATTTGCACAAGGTCATTTTGAAATGAAAAATCCCGACAAGTATGTTGGGAAGAAAACTCCGTTAGCCCGTAGCAGTTGGGAATTTGTTTTTATGAGAATGCTAGATGAACACACAGGTGTAGAAAAATGGGCTAGCGAATCTATACAAATTCCTTATCGAGATCCTTTTACGGGAAAATACACGATTTATGTTCCTGATTTTTTTATCGTATATGTAGATAAAAATGGCGGTAAACACGCAGAAGTAGTAGAAGTAAAGCCGCAGAGTCAGACACTGCGGGAAAGCGTCGGTAAAAGTCGATATAATCAAGAGCAATACGTAAAAAATTTAGCAAAATGGGAAGCAGCCACTGCCTGGTGCAAGCAACAAGGTATAAAATTTAGGGTAGTAAACGAAGGTGACATTTTCCATCAAGGCAAAAAACGAAGATAAGTACGTTATGACTAAAAAACTTGAAGAATTGTTTAACCTAGAAGATTCTAAAAAAGAAACTTCTAAAAAAACAGAAGAAAAGAAAATTAATCACGAAGAAGTAACTGATCTTGATAAGAGTTATCAGGCCGTAGCAGCTATCACTAAAGATTTACCGCAGATTAAAGATCTAGAAACCCTAGAAGAAAAAGATCTAGATGCATTGGCTAGAAAAGCAGAAGATGCTTATGACGATCTAATGGATCTGGGTATGAATGTCGAAGTACGGTATGCTAGCAGGATTTTTGAAGTAGCTGGCACAATGATGAAAAATGCTATCGATGCTAAAAGTGCAAAGATTGACAAAAAATTAAAAGCTATAGATCTTCAACTTAAAAAGTATAAAATAGACAAAGATGCAGCCGAAGATCCTAATGACGTTATTAACGGGCAGGGCTATGTAATAACCGATCGAAACGAGCTGCTTAAAAAATTAGGCGGAAAAGCATAAATAATACTATGATGAAAACTTTCAAAGAATATCTATCAGAAAGCAAAAAAGTTTACAACTTTAAAATTAAAGTTGCTGGTGAATTGCCTGAAGCATTTCAAGACCTCCTTAAAGGTAGTCTAGAAAGATGTAAAGTGATTAAGTTAGAAAAATTAAACACTACACCAATTCAAGCACTACCACTGGATTTTCCTACCAAGAAAAATGCAGAAGTGCATATTTTCGAAGTCATCTGCGAATATCCTATAACAGCTCCCGAAATATCTAATGATTTAAAAATGTTAGGCTTAGACGAGGACTGCTTTAGAGTTAGGGGCAGCGGAGAACCCAGCGAAGTCGAACAAGCTTTAAATAAAGAAATTATCAATCCAGACGGATTGTTGACTGACAGCCAATATAAAGAAGCACCTAATGCTAAACATAAAGATTATTTTGGTGACGATTTCAATAAAGGTTTTTTAAAAGATTTAGAAAAATCTTCTAAACAAAGAAAAAAAGAAAGTACAGGGCCGCAAGAATTTAAACTGCCCAAGGCTAAAGAAGATAAGGCCGGCCTTAAAAGCGCCATGGGGAGTAAATAATGGATTTTCACCAACTACTAGCTAAGATGCAGGAAATAGATACACCTGTTCCTGAACAAACAACCAACGAAATGGGCTGCGGAGATAATCCTATGCCGCCTATGCCATCAATGCCGCAGAAGCCGGATACACCCCCTCCTACCATGAGCATCAATCTAAATGCTCAAGGTATGGACAACATTGAAGATCTAATGAAGTTAGTGACTAAAGTAAATCCAGACATGGACAAACCGTCTATGCCACCTTTACCAAGTCTAGGTGCTGAACCAAGCATAATGAGCATCAAACCCGAAGCACCTCCAATGTCGGGCATCGGCGACTTAGGTAATCTAGATGCAGGTCCTTTAAAGATGTTGCCTGATCTAGACAAAGAAGAACCTCGTATGGAGCCCGATGGCGACGACGAAGTTTCAAAGGCACACGGTGATTTAGACAATGATGGTGATCACGACATGGATGATCACGACATGGAAAAGAAGAAGGACAAAGAAGAAGGTTTTGCAAATGGTATGGAAGATGACGCTGAACCTGAATATAAAGACACCGACTATATGATGAATAAGTTGTCGGGTGGATTAGGACGTCAACAAACAATGTACAAACATAGTTATAAACAAGGCGATAATCCGATGGCTATGGAAAACACAGACTTAAGAGCACAAATTCGTGCAGAATTACAAAGAAGATTAGCAGAAGCTAAAGGAGTGAAATAATGGCAGACTTATTTGCTTATGATGCAGCTAACGGAACTAGCATAACAACTAATGCGAGAAAACTATTAGGTGATGGTGCCAGCGGAGTTGGTCCGTACACAAGTTTTGGAACCCCAAAGCTTCAAGCATTAAAAATCGTTTCGGCTACTATAAATTTTTCAACAACTGCTAATGCAGCAAACAGTAATCTTTACAAAGCTGTTACTGCATTACAGACCTTAGCGGAAATTTATTACGTGGGCGTTCCTGGAAATACAGCCACAGGCTTTGTAGTACTAGTACACCTAAATAAAACTGATACTGGTGATGGTTTTGGTGCTAGCACTAGCTATAACGGTACTTATGAAAATATCGAAGACGGAATCAGAGCAGCATTAGGAACAGCAGAAGATGATGTTACGATAACCAACGTAACTTTGTCAGGAAT